TAACAGGGGCAAACGTGGGTTTACCTATACTCACCATCTGCCCACAGAAGAGAACGTGCAGGCGGTCTCTAAGGCCAATCAGGACGGGTTTACAATCAACCTGTCTGCTAATGGCCTGCATCAGGTAGACGCATATGCGGATACCGGCTTGCCGGTGGTTACAATTTTGCCGATCGACGCCCCAAAGGTGCAGAGAACGGCTCAAGGGCGCAAGGTGGTAGTCTGTCCGGCGGTATCTAACCCGGATAAGGTTACCTGCAAGTCTTGCGGAATTTGTGCGAACCCAGACCGGGGATACGTAATTGGATTCCCGGCTCATGGCGCACGTAAGAAGTCAGCACAGGAGATTGCAAATGGATAGACCAATAGATACCAGTCCATATGACGGCAAGTGTGACATATGCCAAGAGCCGATAGTGTGCGAAGATGGCCCGTATTGTCACGACTGTGAATACGACTTATATAACTGGGATTTAGACAATGAGGGAATAGCATGAGATCAATTCTGATTTACTTCCCCGGTAAACCGGGACGCTATGAAGTACGGGTATCGGCAGGCGATGATCTGCCGAAATGGCTAGACGAAACCGTGTTGGATTCGGTTTACACGGTAAACGCCGGTGACCGTGAGGCCATGCGTGAGAAGGCTTCACACCGGGCAAAGCACGTGGATGACCACGGCAAACTCAACCATATCCGGGCTGCTATCCCGGTGACGGGTGCTGACCGTGATTAACTGGTCACTGGTAGACGGGGTGTTCACCTTCTTTAATGGAGAAGGTGAACCCATTGTCAGGACAAAAGACAAAGTATCAGCATGGGCAATCATTAGAGAACTGGACAAGGAAAAAGAAAATGCTAAAGAAGTTTAACCATAAAGCCGTGATCGGCTATGAAGATTACGGGGATTACATGGAAATCCACGTAATCAATCTCATGGATGACCAAATGTACACGTTGGTCACCTCACGTATCAGACCGGAAAACCTGACGGCATGGAAGGAGGGATCACTGATCCAGAATGCCATGCCAAAGGCAACACGGGACGAAAGGGAAATGCTGTTGACCGGCATTGACATGGACACATGGAACCGGGAATTCAACGAAGAGGATCAGCCGAATGGACAATAGATACCGTTGGTGGCGCAACAAATGCGTCACCTACTCAGACAAGATGGATTCATGGGCTTGGAATCAGACAAGAGAATCCAAGACGGTGACCCAAGTAAGGCTTGTTTCGGAGTCTTTAAGAAAGGCATCCAAACTACCTAATGACATGGACGCACATGAATATCTAGTCAAACTGGATGATGATGTTCACGTGCGGAAAGCACTCAACGGTAACCCATTCACAACCAAAGCAATACAGGTAATCAGCAAATTCACCACATGAAAAAACACTTAAAGAAATTAGGTGATTGGCTTCACCAGAAAAAGATAGATGACTACAAGAACATGGTCAACTATACTGATCCTTACGTCAGCAACCATAAGGATATCTTTGACAAGTACAGGGAAGAGGACGATGAACTGGCCTCACTGTACGATGAGACCCTCAGAACCGGGGTGGATTCAAGAGGTACAAATGATTGATCTACAAAGGAAAAATCACCTATCGCCTAACAAATACGGAATTAAAAATAACCTTAGTTTTATATTTAGATTCCCCCTTTTAAGGGGGGGAATCTAAATAAGGAAAAAGAAGAATGACTGACCGCAAGTTCACCAAGCGAACAAGGTCTGGAGTGCGAACCAAGTCCACCCTGTTGACCGGGTTGGAACGAATGAAAAAGATTCGCAAGACGGCCACCACCAAGCAAAAACTCCGGGGTCAGCATGACTATGACGATGCGCTGAATTCAATGCTCACGTGGCTGAAGGCAGTGCAGAACTGTCCACCCCGGCATTACGGCAAAGTCTGGAACGATGAGAAAGAACTGATCGTCAGGCAATGCCAAGACTTGTACGCTGAGATGCAGAAGTTTGCTCAGTACCACAGCCATGCCTACATGGGGAACAAGTCGAACCTAAAGCGAACCGAAGATGGTAATTCAGATCGGTTCATTCACATATCACGGATCAGATGGAACCCTATGACGTTGCATTGGGATTACAGCAACCAGAATCAGAGCGGGTCTGATCCATACTGGAGACCACAAGCAGTGAAAGAATGCAGAACCCTTCACGGCAACGATTTTACGTTGGCCAAGAGGGATTATCACCAACATATTTCAGACAAGAAACCCGGATACGGTCACAAAGTTAGGCAGACATACGCAGAATGGAAGTCACAAAAGAAATCCTAGCCAAGTACGCCAACATAACTGACGCACAGCGGAAGGTAAGAGACTCCGGTCAGTTTATTGGTGAAGTCATGGAGAGGTTGCAGAATGGTACGCACCTCTCTGGAATTAAAATCCCATTCGACCCGCTAGACTCTTTGTTCCGGCTACGTGCACAGGAGTTGACCGTGTTAGCCGGTGTCAATGGCTCAGGGAAGTCAATGATGGCCGGTCAGATAATGCTGTCTGCCATTGAGCAGGGCTACAAATGCTTGAGCATATCGCTTGAGATGTCGCCTGCTTCACAGGTAGCAAGGATGATCCGGCAGTGCAGTCTACAAAAGAACCCAGACCGGGATGCAGTGCTGTCTTATGCTGCCTTTACCCATGACAAGATGTTCTTCTACGATCAGCATGGTAGCGTAGACGCACGCACGTTGCTGTCTATCATCCGGTTTGCCAAAGAGGTACATGAGGTAGACTTTGTGTTGGTTGACTCTCTGATGACCATGAGCATGGCGTCAGACGATTGGAACGGGCAGAAGGATGTGGTTTGTTCACTGGCTAACGCTGCCCGTAACTTGGACATACACTGTATGCTTGTGGCTCATGCCCGTAAGGGTCAGAGCATCAAGGACAGACTGGACAAGTGGAGTGTGGCCGGGTCTGCTGACATAACCAACAGGGCAGACAACGTAATCATCTTGGGCAGGCTGTATGAGATGGATGGTGCTGATGCCTATATGTCACTGGCTAAGGCACGCCATTTTGATGGCGCTGAGATGGACTTAGACCTCAAGTTCGACATGGAGAGTTTGAACTACTACTTACCGGGTAAGTACCCGCAACAACTGGGCATGGATGTCGGCTCACCTGAGCCGGACGCAGGCCCAACAGGAGAACTGTATCAGGCAGGACTAACATGAGAACAGAACTGGTAGAACTGGTAAACACAGTAAAAGACAGCCATGAGGCAGATATCCACACCATCGTAATGCATAAAAAGCAGTACACACTGGCAGAACTGTGGGATATCGCCCAAACAATTGAGTCTTACGTGCAAGATCAGGAGTTAATACAGAACCTATACTGACATGAAACACTCAAGCGCAAAGGACAAGGGCAGACGGCTGCAACAATGGGTAGTCAACATGATCCTTGATAGGTTCACCGGCTTAGACCCAGACGATGTAACGTCAAGGTCAATGGGCTGCAACGGGGAAGACGTATTACTCAGCCCAAAAGCAAGGGGCAAGTTCCCGTTTAGTGTGGAGTGCAAGAATACGGAGCGTCTAAACCTGTACAAATCATGGGAGCAGACACAAGCAAACGCAGGGGAACATACGCCCCTACTCATTATCAAACGTAACCATTCCAAACCATTAGCCGTAGTGGATGCGGAGTGGTTCATCAACAAGTGGAGAAAATAATGTACCCGATGTATCACCGCAAGCCGTACCATGACAGGTTCGGCATCATCGACAGGATGGAAGACATATTTAACAAGGCAATGATACCCGAAGATGGAGAGATCATTCAGCAATCAGAGATGGTCACCAAGTATTACCGGGTAAAGCATTGCGATGACGGCAGTATTTTTTACGAACCAATCACCAAAGAAGAGGCATTGAAGAATGACACCAAAGAAAGTTAAAGACTACGAAAGACTGCTCAAGCGCCCGTTCCCTGTGGGTTCGGTATCGTTTCGCAAGGGGCCGGGATCATCCAAGGAACTGGCATACATTACCGCACGTGATGTGATGCAGAGACTGGATGATGTGTTCGGCATTGATGGTTGGTCAGACTCCTACGACTACGTAGGTGGCCGTATGATGTGCACCCTGTCCTGTAAGTTTGGCGGGGAATGGATATCCAAATCTGACGGGGCTGATGACAGCCAGATTGAGGGTGCTAAGGGTGGTATCTCAGACGCACTGAAACGTGCAGCCGTGAAATTTTCTATAGGTCGTTATCTCTACCACCCCGGAGCCTTTAACGGGCGTTCACCGGCAGCGTGGGCCACACCAGAGGGCTACGATAAACTCATGGATGAGAGAGACACCAAGGGAGTTGTTGAATTCAAGAAGGCAATGGGATGACAGACTTTAGAACTGACTTAGGGCGTAACATATTTCATAACAAGTACGCCCACAACCGATACGAAACTTGGGCAGACAGAGCGCACACTGTAGTCAACGCAGTCTGTGGTGACAACCAAGGGACAGAGAAACCCCTGCTGTCCAAGACGGAGTGTGATGAACTAGGTAACCTGATGGCCGAATTCAAGTGGCTACCGGGTGGCCGGTATCTCTGGTACGCAGGACGCAAGGCAAGGTTCTATAACAATTGCTATCTACTGAAAGCAGAAGAGGATACCCGGGAAGAGTGGGCTGACCTATGGCGTAGGGCAGGCTCTTGCTTGATGACCGGGGGTGGAATCGGGATTGACGTAAGTCAGTTCCGCCCTAAAGGTAGAACGCTATCGAAAACGGGTGGGGTGTCTTCTGGCCCCATCCCTTTTCTCCTTGCCACCAATGAGATCGGACGCAACGTAATGCAGGGTGGATCAAGACGGTCTGCCATGTATGGGTCTCTCAACTGGAGACATGAGGATGCGTCAGACTTCTTGGTTGTGAAGAACTGGAGTGATGAGGTACGGGAAGCAAAGGCAAAAGACTTTAACTCCCCCGCCCCGTTGGACATGATGAACATCAGCCTTAACTACGATGATGAATGGTTGGCTGACATGGACAATGAGATATTCCTGACCAATGTGAAGCAGGCAATGATGACCGGTGAACCGGGATTCAGTTTCAACTTTGGCGACAAGCAGGGTGAGACATTGCGTAACGCCTGCTGTGAGATTACTTCCTCAGATGACAGTGATGTTTGCAATTTATCAAGCATCAACATGGCTAACATAGACAACCTAGTAGAGATGGAAGAGGTTGTTGAACTGGTCACCAAGTTCCTGATGTGCGGTCTCAAGCGTGCTGAACTGCCATACCAGAAGGTATATGATGTTCGTCAGCGCAACAGTAGGCTTGGCTTGGGTCTGATGGGTATGCATGAGTGGCTGCTGAAACGTGGCTACAAGTATGAAGTCAACGATGAGTTGAAGACTTGGCTCAAAGTGTACCGAAAGCAGTCAGACAAGACAGCCAAAGAGGTGGCTAATGAGTGGCACATGGTCAACCCCAAGGGTGTACGTGCTATTGCACCTACAGGTACGATCAGTATCCTTGCCGGTACAACGTCCGGTATCGAACCAGTCTACTCAGTAGCATTCAAGCGTAGGTATCTGACAGAAGGCACACGTTGGAAGAGTGAGTTTGTGGTGGATGGTACGGCGCAATCTCTAATTGAGATGGGTATTAACCCTAACAATATTGAGTCAGCCGTTGATCTTGCTGCTGATCCTGAGCGCAGGATTAAGTTTCAGCATGACGTACAAACCCCTTATGTGGATCAGGCCATCTCATCCACTATCAATCTGCCTGCATGGGATACTGAACTGAACAATGAATCATTGATTGGACAGTACGCAATGTGGATTCAGAAGTATGCAAAGGGTCTGCGTGGGCTAACGGTTTACCCTAATGCTTCACGTGGTGGTCAACCGATTACCTCTGTGCCGTATGAAGAGGCAATCAAAAAACGTGGCATGATCTTTGAGGATAACTCAGAAGAGCAATGCCTATCAGGAGTATGTGGAATATGAGTTATTACTGGTACAAACAGAGACAGTTAGCGCAAGACATCAACGATGCCCGTTATGCGGGTGAACTTGAATCATATTGGGAAGGTGATACCCAAGACTTATATCATCAACAACAACTGGAACAACAGGAACAGGAACAATGAGTACATACGAACAGAAAGATGGAACCGTATCCCTTTTCGTCAATGACAAAGAGGGTAATGACAAGCGCCCGGATTGGACGGGCAAGATGAAGACCCCGGATGGTACTGAATTACGTATCAGTCTGTGGAACACTGAGTCTCAGTCAGGAACCAAGTACCTCAGCGGTAAGGTAGACCTTCCCTACAACGGTGGGTCAACCGGCGGTGGTGGTAGCACTGACGTACCTTTCTAATGGAAATTACTTATCACGATGGAGAGGTCGTTGACCTCTCCTTTGATAAGAAACTTCATGCGTACAGGGTGGAGGGTAAGCCGGTACATAGCGCAACCAAAGTGTTGTCTGTGATATCCAAGCCTGCCCTCATACCTTGGTCTCTCAAGATGGGCAGTGAGTGGCTTGAGAAACATATGTTCCATGATGAAGAACTGGATCAGGACAAGGGTGTATTCACGTACACTTCACGCATGACGCTTGACGCACTTATCAAGGGAATCAAGAAAGCATACCGGGGCGCATCAGGAGGTGCGCTGCATACCGGTACACTGGCTCACAACTGGATTGAGGATGCGCTTGAAGTCTTTATTGAGGGGGATGGAAAGTTCGGTGATGATAACTTGCCTGACTTGCCTGACGATGAGGACGCCAAGAACAGCATTGAAGCCTTCAAGTTGTGGGTGGGTGAGAATGACATTGAGTTCATCTCAAGTGAAGAAAAGATATACAGCCGGGAAGATCACTACGCCGGTACACTGGACTGTGCAGCCATTGTCAATGGTAGCCTATGCATCATAGATTGGAAGACAAGCAAGGGGATATACCCTGAGTACCATCTACAGAATGCAGCCTATGCGAAAGCATGGGAAGACATACACGGCAAGCCGGTAGAGCAGACATTAGTTCTGCGCTTGGACAAAAGCACCGGCCGGTATGAGCAGGGGTATCAATCTACGGTTGAGTGGAACAAGAACTATGAAGCATTTATCTCAGCCCTCAATCTGTACAACAGGTTGAAGGAGTTGTGATGACACAGAAGGATGAAGCAACCATGACTAACATGGTGGAGTTCCATATCAGGTCTGCCCTGACAATCTTGGATGACATTCTGGATCATCAGACCGTAGACCTAGAGATGGTTCTTGATAATCTTTACACACCAATGGTGAACAGTGAAGACGAATATGAAGAGAAGGTTTGGTACTATGTTAGGCGGTACGTTGACAGAGATTAAGTGGGGTAGGGGATCAGCCTTTATGTTCGGCAGGATAGATGACTGCAAGTACAGGGTTGAAAGGAATAGAACACATGACGGAAAGAGGTGGAAGTTCATGGTCTCAGACAATATAACTTACAGGTATGTAGATGACCGGGAGTTCCACACTAAAGAAGACATGGAAACAGCAATCATTAGGTGGATCAATGACAGAGAAAGTTGAGTTGACTTGGTATGAAGCCAAGTTAGCGACAGAGGTAGGAGTCAACAGGTGCTTGTCCTCATGGGCCAAAGGTCTGAAGCACGCCCACGGATACAAGCCGGATGACCTGTTCGATACGAACATCATCTCAGCAGCAGCAGAAATGGCGGTAGCCAAACACTGCGGTCTCTATTGGGATGGTAGTGTGGACACGTTCAAGTCTAAGGCAGATGTTGGTAATGATATTGAGGTAAGGCTGTCCATGATGAAGGAGCCAAGACTGATTATCAGACCCGGCGATACTCAGGGCAGCAGATACGTGTTAGTCAAGAACCTTTGGAAACAAAGCAGCACTCCGCAGTTCCAGATACTTGGATACTATCGGTATTCAAAGAGGCTTATGCATGACAAATGGTGGACTAACTTTGGAAAAGAGGATCGGCCACACTGTTGGGCGATACCAGTACAGGATTTATTAGACTTATGATGAGACAAGAGCAGAGCAAAACGTGGGTGTCAGATGAATGGCTCCGCCTGCAAACTGACAGGCCATCCACGCATGGTTGGTATGACATGGTTACCAAGCGCCTAAAGGAATTGTCCAAGGGCAAGGTTAGGCTGATGGATAACCAAGTATGGTGGCGGTACGATGATGTACTAAAGGTATTCAAGGAGCCGATCAATGAGAGTTCCTAGCCATTACGACAAGGCGATACAGCCTATCGACTTCATCCTTGAAAACAATATGGGATTTGTGGAAGGGAATGTGGTGAAGTACATCTGTCGATATGATATGAAGGGTGGGGTGGATGATCTTGAGAAGATCAAACACTACTGCGACATACTGATAGCACGTGAAAAATCCCACCCCTGAGCAGGAAAAGAAATGGGCGGAGGACAGGAGACTGCACTTCGCCCGTTTCTGTTGGTTAAATATGGATAAGAGAGCGCCTAGCGGTAAGTTGTGGAGACAGGTATTCTTTGAGAAAGAGGGTATACACCTTGATACCTACGCAGCAAACAGGATCAAAGAAGGTAAGGCAAAGAAGAAAGCCTAGTCTATTACAGCGGTTACCTCACAGGTAAGGTACTCTATCTTCTCAACACATCCTTTAGGGAAGGCGGTTATCCCATACCCCTTCCCATCTTTTTTCTCATCGAAATCTTCCGGTGCAATCGTGTTGCATATCTTGATTGTGTTCGGCTCTTCGCTTGGGATAATCCATCCTACTGATCTTATGACCGGACAGTGTATTTCATCTTCGGGTTCCCACCCGCTTGTCTGAATTATATCCCGCCATTCTACGATCACCAGTCTCATTCTATTCTCCCCTTATTCTCCTTCGCATCTTCTCTTGCTCTTTCCTTTTCTTGGCATACAGGCCATTCAGTACACGCTGTCTCTCTCCCGGCCCGTACTTTGTTTCACGCCTTGCCCTACGAATCTGTTTGTCAATGTCCTTGATCTTGCTTTCATACTTCCAAGCAACCCTTGACCGTAACTTGCCTGCCTCTTGAGGCTCAATACGTATGCCTGCGTTAGACAATCTTGCGGTGGTTGGGGAATAGTCATCACCAAACCGTGTGCGTCTACCGGCATCCGCACGCTCTACCTTTTGTTGGGCATAGGAATCAAACGTATCTCCAATGCTGATACCGGGCCAGTTGGGAAGTAGGTTACGCACTGCTTCCTGAGTTCTCTGGCCGTAAGGTATCTCAGTTCCTTGGAATTGGTTAATGCCGATAGAGGGCCAACCGACCGCACCGGCCACACCGAAACTTGGTTGCACCATAGCGGGCAAACCGGGTATCTGTCCTGTCCCGCCTTCGGTCATGGAGAACTTGCCACCCGGCAACCACCGTTCCACGTTAAGGGATTGCTGCGCCGTACTACCGGGCGCAACAAGGTCAGCAACAAAGTCTGGCATATCTACTCTGGCATCAGGCAGACCCGGAATACCAAACAAGGGGCTTGGCTCCTGTAGTTGGTTGATCTGTTCCTGAGTATAGCGTGAGGTATCAGACATATTCTCACCTAACGCATTCAGTCCTGAGTAGATCATAGCCCACTTGGCATACTTGGCAGGGTTCTTTGCAGCAACCTCAGCCAGTCTTGGGATTGTTCCATACGTGTATGAGAAGAACGGCAACGCAGTCTGACGCAGAGCGTTCAGCACTGGCGGGTTCTGATCGTAGTCCACAAAGAATTCCTTTGCGTTCCTTGCAGCCATGCCTCTGGCTTTCTTCATGTCCATGCCGTCAGCAAGATACTCATTCAGTTTGGTTCGGTACAGCGCAGCCCTCCAGATGTTATCCTCAAACTGGTAGACCTGACCGGGCAAATCCCAACCCACCTTCTTGATCGTCCTTGCAATCTTGGTTGTCCAATCCATAGCACGTGACATACCTGTCGGGCTATCACCCAACAACTTTAGGTATCCGTTTGCGCTTTGTGAGTATGTCTTGAGAACTTCTCTCTGACCCTCATTGAGTTCCTTCATCATGCCTGAGCCGAACACACCATCCTCAACCATCATGTTGTACATATCACTCTTCTGGTACATATCCTTGGCTGCTCTTCCAACGTCAGCCCAATCCCCATTAGCCATGTCAAACATATGACCACTGGAAACCACGTTAGCAAAGTGTACCGGCGGAGCCAGAATGGTATGCAATCCTTTC